ATCTCTTATTTAGAGATTTTTTTAAGTCTGAACTAGACTTTCAACCGGCTAATGAAGCCAAAATTTCCCACCCTGTAGATATTTACGAAAATAAGAACGGACTGCATTTCGAAATTGCATGTACTGGTCTTACTAAATCTGATATTGAAATCAATATCGAAGGGGATATCCTTAAAATCAGTTATAATAAATCAAAGGACGAAGCATGTTGTGAAGTAGATGATTGCAAATACATTCACAAAGGAATTGCAAAGCGTTCTTTTAATTTAGGTTATAAAGTCGCTTCTAAGTTTAATCTTCCAGAATCATCAGCTGAAATGAAAGATGGACTTCTTAAAATTTCAATACCATTTGCTGAAGAGGCTAAACCAAAAGCACTTAAAATAAAGTAATAGTTTTCGATTAAAAACGTGCCCTAGCGCAATTTTGGTCGTATATTCACGTTATAATTAAATAAATGTTATGCGAAAAACAAAGGAATCAAAGCAGTATACCCGCTACATCAAAGATCCACTAATTGAACCTTATTACATTCAATTAGATGACTACTGCTACGCAGTTCAAAAAGGTATTACCGCTGAAGAAAGTGGTAAAGAATATCAACAAACTCTTGGATATTATACTAGTCTAGGCAATGCTCTTGAAGCAATTGCTAAAGACGAGGCTATGAGTGTTAGTTATAATACAATCCAAGATTACATCAACAAATATAATCAAATCGTTAACCGTTTAAGTCAAGTTATTAAAATATGATTGAAGCACTTTACAATGCTGTCGTAGTACAGCCAATTGAACTAGAAGAAACAACCTATGGCAACATTGTTGTCCCGGATCTAGGCAATGAAAAAAATAAAACCGCTAAAGTAATTTCAGTAGGACCTGGAGCTCAATCTTTTACTGGAGATTTTCTTAATACTACTTTAAAAGAAGGAGACGTTGTAGTACTGCCTACTATGGGCTTTACTAAGTTCGAATACAAAGGTGAAGAATTTTGGATTGGTCGTGAAAACGATATTCTAGCTAAAATTGTACCTGAACTAACTCCTATTGAAGAAGTATTAGCACAAACCGAAGTAACCGATAAAGAAAAAGAATATTTAACCCGCGAATAATGAGTAAAGTAATTGAATTTGGACCTGAAGCACGTAAACAACTAGTTTCAGGCATTGATAAACTAGCAGATGCTGTAGTAGCAACTCTTGGACCTAATGGTCGTAACGTAGTAATCGTTAACGAAATGGGTCAAGTACAGTCAACCAAAGATGGTGTAACTGTAGCTAAATCTATCACTCTATCGGATAACGTAGAGGAAGTAGGAGTTAAAATGGTAAAACAAGCAGCTATTAAAACTGCTGATGTAGCCGGAGATGGTACTACTACCTCAACCTTGCTAGCACGTGAAATGGTTAAAGCTGGTTTAAATCATTTAAATAACGGAGCAAACGCTGTAGAAATTAAGCGTGGTATTGATGTTGCTGTAAAGCAAGTAACGGATTTAATTCGTCATCAAATCAAAGAAGAAATTTCAAGCGAAGAACAACTTGAACAAATCGCTACTATATCAGCTAACAATGATGCTGAAGTAGGTAAGTTGATTGCAACTGCTTTAAATAAAGTAGGACGCGAAGGAGTTGTTTCAATCGAAGAATCAAATACAGGTGAAACATATCTTGAAACAGTAGAGGGTATGCAGTTTGATCGTGGTTACAAGTCACACTACTTTGTAACTGACAACTCAACAATGTCTACTTATCTTGAGAATCCATTTATTCTCATTGCTGAAAAACGTTTTACAACTGTAAAAGATTTACTTCCTATTCTAGAGGGAGTATCTAACCAAAACCGTCCACTATTAATCATTGCTGAAGACGTTGAAGGTGAAGCACTTGCTACACTTATCGTTAACAAAGCACGAGGTACTATTAAAGTTGCAGCTGTTAAAGCTCCTGACTTTGGTGATCGCCGTAAATTGATCTTGGACGATATTGCAATTCTAACAGGAGGTCAGGTATTTAGCACCGATAAGGGCATGCGACTTGACAAATTCAGTTGGGATTGGTTTGGTTCAGCCCGTAGTATAACAATAACAAAAGATCAAACAACCATTATAGATGGAAGAGGAGAATCTGAGTCAATACAAGCACGTATTGAAGAGCTTCAACAGCAAATCGAAAAAGCAAAGACCCCTTTCGAACAAGAAAAACTTCAAGAAAGGCTCGCGAAATTCGTCGGAGGAGTAGCTATCGTTCATGTCGGTGGAAACACTGAAACAGAAATTAAAGAAAAGAAAGACCGTGTAGAGGATGCCCTTTACGCAACTAAAGCCGCTATTGAAGAGGGTATCGTCCCTGGTGGTGGTGCTGCTCTTATCTACGCCCGCGAGGCAATCAATCGCTCAAATATTGGAGCAGAGATTGTTTGGAAAGCTTGTGGTAAACCATTTGAACAAATTCTTGTAAACGCTGGATTCAGCTCTACAGAGGCACAAATGGTAGGTCTACAACTTGATACTTCTAATACCTGGTTGGGTTACAACATCAAAGAAGAAACAGTTGTAAACATGAAAGAAGCAGGTATTATTGACCCCGCTAAAGTAACTCGAACTGCACTTGAAAATGCAGCTTCAGTAGCAGGAACAATATTACTTACAGAGTGTGTTGTAGTTGACAGCCCCGAGGATAAAAAACAATCTGACCCAATGGCTGGTATGGGAGGTATGTTCTAATGGATACCCAAGAAATAGAAAAAAACATTCAAATCGCTGAGCGAGTTCCACCTGGTGACAGGTGGAAACTCCTCAACGGTGAGAAAGTTTATGATTCATTAACTGAGGTATTAAATGCTTGGTATCAACAAGCAACTAATAAACCCCAGGCGTTTAGGCTTGAACCTTTAAAGGGAAAGTTGTATATTATTACAACCGAGGAAATGGAAATACCAAAACCGGAACCTAAGAAATACGACCTATATGGTGACTTCGAATAAAGAACATACTCTGTTAGTTGAAAAATATCGCTCTAAGGGTTTAGATGAATATGTAGGTAATGAAAATATTAAAGCTACTATAGCTAAATATTTAGAACAGAACGACATACAAAATCTTATCTTCTATGGTGGACCAGGAACCGGCAAGACTACTCTTGCTAAGCTTATTGTTAATAATCTGGAGTGTGATTATCTTTACATCAACGCTTCAGATGAGCGCGGTATTGAGACTATTAGGGATAAGGTTTCTGGCTTTGCTTCGTCGGCGTCTTTCAAGCCTCTTAAAATCGTTATCTTGGATGAAGCGGATTTTTTAACAATCCAAGCCCAAGCATCACTTCGTAACGTAATCGAGACATTCTCACGTAGTACACGTTTTATTTTAACCTGTAACTATGTAGAGCGTATTATTGATCCCCTTCAATCACGTTGTCAGGTACTCAAAATTGTACCACCTTCTATGAAGGATGTTGCTCGTCACATAGCAGGTATTTTAGATCAAGAAAATATTACTTGGGATAAAGAAGCACTAGGTACTATTGTTAAACAATACTACCCAGATATTCGTAAAATTTTAGGTACAGCACAGTTATCTACTATTAATAACACACTTAAACTAGATAAATCAATACTTGTATCAAACAATTATGTTGAGCAAGTTATAAACGAGCTTAAAACCGGTAAAAACTGGAGAACTATTCGCCAGATAGTTGCTGATTCTAACATTAATGATTATGATGAATTATTTAAAGCACTTTACGAGAACGCTTCAGCATATGCTGAGGGGAACGAGGGCATGGTAACAATTATTATTGAAGAATATCAATACCACTCTAATTTTAGAATTGATAAAGAAATCAATATTATGGCTTGTATAGCTAAAATTATCCAAATTTTGTGAACCATTTCATTAAATATACTTTAACTTGGATTTCAAGTAATTTGTCAATACCATTTTGGATGGTTGGGCATATTCATTTGACTACTAATGTTTATGAGGATATACATGAAATTATAGCATCATTTGGAATGAATATTATAGTAGCACTCGGCTTCTATATTGATTGGATTAAACACAAAAAAGAAAACTCATGAATCAAAACCAAGATCTTAAACTAAATATTGATCTAAAAAACACAGAAAAAGTAATTACCCCAGATGGTAATTATGTAGTAGCTGAAGGTATTATTTTACGTAAAGCATCACGTTTTGCTGTAGGTACTGCACAAGATGCACTTATTCCCATCCCCGTATTTTACGATGTTAAAACAGGCGCAATTCTAAAAGAAACTCTACCAGGTGACATCAAAGACGACTACGAAGACACTATTTGATTGGCTGGAAGAAATAACAGTTAAAAAGACTCCTTCGGCTAACTTTACCGAAGAGTCATGGGATTCATTTAATTCTTATATGGTTCATAGATATTTATCGATGGATATAAATTACGTAGAACTCGTAAATTATGTCCAAAAGATAAATCCACAGAATAAGAAACAAATTTATACCATTTACAGAGAAATGATCCCAAAGAAAAAAGTTTGGTTAAAATATATCAAACCTAGTAAAAAACAAAGACCACCAAGTATAGCAGAGTACATATCAAAATATTATGAGTGTAGTTTAGGCGAAGCCGATCACTACATTGATATAATTCGAGAACCTGGTGTTCGAGGTATTTTGTGGCAAATGGGAATCGATCAAAAAGAACAAGATAAATTAGTAAAAACTCTCTAAATGGAAGAACAAATAGGTTACGGTAATCTAAAAGCAGT